CTTGAAACAAGTTCAAGAAAGATGAATGACATGTTTAACACCCTGTTTGATGAAGCTGTTCAGAAAGCTAAAGACCTTAATGATGCGCGGAGACGACGAGTCCGCCGCATTAAGCAGGTCTGCAAGGGCGTTGAGTCGAAAGAAATCGCGGAAGACATTAAGTTCCTGTCCCAGGCGCAAGGGCAGGACAATGTGTACTGCGATATTGCGAAGCTCTTTGAGACCCGTGAGCCTCTTAGGGAAGTCCAAATCTGCTGTGAAGGCGCGGATTATGACGGGGCAGTCACGCGTATTACTGAAGACAGACTTATCGCTCCTGCTCACGTTGTTGAGGATATTGATTGGCAGCCTGATGAGTTTGGTCTGGTTAGTGGGTATGCCGCCATTGGCGGTGTGAGAGTTCTCCTTTACCTTGATGAGATCAATCATGACACTGACTACGCGTGCATGCGTGTCGTTAGTCCTTCGGAGCTTGCGCATGTTCCGATCAAACCACTGTTGGAAGCCGGCGGCACGTATGATGCCGTCGTCAAAATCCATGGTGAAACTGTCAATGTGAAACTGATGCAAATCAATTCACGCTATATGGCATCTGAGCATTGTACCTTCGACCCTGGTTGCTCCGGTGTTGCAGCGGAGGTCCTCGGGAAGACCACCGCGATTTTCCTCGGTGTTCAGGCCAAGCGCGTTGGAATCTGGATGATCCCCCCGCGAGATGGTGACAAGTACCTGTGCACACTTGCATCAATTGTCGGTCATTTAAGCCTTTACGGTAAAGGCAAGGCCCGCGTGCACAAGTTCGTGCGCGCAGGTCGTGTGTCAGAGGGTGATTATGACGAGGTTGTCGAACAGCTTCGTGATCACCTTGGGCGTGAGCCCAAGAGCTGGGAAGTTACAGAGGCGATCACAGCGTTTGCACTTGACAAGGCGCGCGCTGATGACGAAGACTATGGCGAACAGGACGACAGCGCAGGCGATGATGAGTACGACGACCGTTATGACTCACGCTCCGATCGCGGTGCTGAGTATGGCCGGTTTGGCCAGAACGACGCGGCAGACAGAGACGATGACCACCAACAGTGGCGCAAAGGTCTCGCCGACCAAAATGACGGGTCAATGTACTATGTGCGTTATGCGCGCAAGAATAAGAAGAAGGGCGTCAAGGAGGGTGACAAAGTCGTCTTCCCGGGTGCAACGCCTTCCGAAGTTGCTGAGTCCGTGGTCGCCCTCGTTGAGGAGGAGAAAACTTGGGAACCTGTCTCGTCGAACCCATTTGATGATGAGAACCTCGTCCAAGAGGCCTTTACGGCTCTCGCAGCAGGTGACATGAAAGCCGACCAGAACTGGGGTGAGTTCAAAGCGGTCCAGATTGCAACAACCGTTGACGATCTTGAGACACCCCCTCAAATGGTTGTTCCCCCCGTTCTTAAGCGCATTGGATCGGAGTCGCGTCTACGCAAGGCCCAGGAGGTGATCGATTCCGAGCCGTCGTATGACGAATATCTGCAGTGGAAGTCCCAAAAAGCTTACTACGCCCGCGTCTCCAAAGGGGACGAGATGGCGCCCCCGAACCCCTCTCTCACCTCGGATGAGGCGGAGGCATCCCGCGCCAAAACTCTCGCAGAGTCAGATGAAGAGTTCTCTGCGATACCCCTCCGCCAGAAGACGCCCGCTCAAGCAGAAATTGATCGCGTCAGGCGTGCCGAGCAGGCGGAGATTGATAAAAAGAAGGCCGACGCTAAACGCGGCGACCTTAAGGGTTACCTGGCTGCTGTTGTGACAAAAGCCGCTGAGCTCCCCAATCGCAAGGATCTCTCCGACGTGCGTATGGAAGCCGAGCTCAATGAGCTCAGAGCTAAGGTCAAGGCCATTGAGGATGCAGGTATCAAACTTGGTGAGCCTGTCTTCTTGACGGAGGCTGAGGAGGTCAAATATCCTCGTAACGAGCACATGAAACACATTCTTCTTAAGAAGCTACGCTTTCTTCGCGACAAACAGATTTTCGTTGAGAAACGTCGCAATGACCGCGAAACAGCAGCTCGTAGCAGCAAGCGCACACAAGAGCTGTATGAGATGAAAATGGCTGAGCTGAGATTGCTCGATGCCAAACTCAAGGACTATGAGCAGATCCTTGGGGCAAAGAACGCCAACGCGCAACAGGATTTCTAAACCTGGCCGCCTTTGAGATCGAGGCGGCGTTGTCGTTAAACCCCTTTTATTATAAGGGGAGAATCGTGTTAGACAGGAGGAAGCGCCCCCTTGATGACTCAGGGGTTGCTTACGTTGGACGCACTTATGTTCCCAAGCGCTCCGGTGAGAAAACGTTCGAGCATGCTCGTAAGCACTTCGACATTTTCCCTGAGCTTAAGGCATACAAAATGCCCTCTCAGCGACCTCATGATGAGCTCTTCGTTCTTAAGGAGCTCGCATCGGCCATTAGATCTGAGACGCCTGAGGGCCTCGAGTATCTCAAAATGGCCCAGCGCATAGTGACACCTGTCACTCCCAAAGGTCTCCAGCCAGCATGGTTTTCTGACGGGTATCCTCGTGTCGATGATGTTCTCAACGTCATCTCCAAGCAGAACCGCGGCAAGCACCCCGGCTTCCCAGCGTGCTTGCTCGGGGTGACGAAAGGGATTGTCATTGACAGATTCCTCCCTGAGTTGGTGCAGGCCATTCTCGCTCGCATGATTTGTCTCAATCGCCTCGGGCGTTTCTGTGTAACCCCCGAAGACTTCTACAACTGTTACTGCAACGATTTCTCGTCTTTCTCTTTGAAAACCGAAGTCATTAAGGTTACAAAATTTGGTCGTGGTCTCGCCGCCATGGCCATCGTTGGGAGCTGCGTCGAGAAGCTCTTCGCTGATACATTCGGCAAGGAGTTCAAGAACTGCGCTTTTGAGTTCTACAGCGCCATCGGCATTGGCTTCACAGCCAAGGATAGCGCGTTGCTTCATGCTGCATCGCTGAAGCCCGCTTTCCGCTCTGACGTCCCAACTTTTGATTGGACTGTCACGCTAGACGAGAATCTCCTTAACGTTGAAACTGAGATGGATAGCTTAGGGGTTGAGCAGGACTCCCAGGTTAGACGTATGGCTGTGGCGCATGAACGAGCAACTGCCGCGGCCGCGTTCATCTTGTCAAATGGGTGGGTTTTCATCCTGCTTGTTCTCGCGGTGGTGAGAACTGGCAGAGACCTAACCTCAATTTTCAACACCATGACTCGCGCTAGGCGCAGTTATGCTGTTGATTTGAAAATAGCTTTGGAGGGCGGCGACATTGAGTCCCTGCCCCTCTGCGCCGGCGACGATGCGAATGAGGGACCACACGAGCACAAAGTTTTCACTTATGCTTCTTTGGGGTTCCCTCTCCGAGACGCTCATGTATCAGAAGATGTTGACTTCTGTAGTCACGACTGGCCCGAGGGCCGTCCCCCAGTTGGGCAGCGCATTTTTAAATCGCTGTTCAATCTTCTCCTCAATGAGGATGTGACATACGAGCAGTTTGAGGCGTTTTGTAGGGAGTTCAAGGACCATGCGGACTTCCCGGCAGTGATAGACCGAATCTTCGTGGCCCGGCCGAAGATGAAATTGATTTTAGACAAAATGATTTCCAATGTCGTCCTCGATCAGTTCGGGACACCAAGCTACACCCCCTTCGCTCGGTTCAAGAGCGTTAAAGGCACTAAGTACGTCACAGTTCAGGGTGTCAATCAGAAGAAAAGGAAACGCGTCGTTCGCCCGCGCAAGCCTGTTGTGCTTGCCAACAACGCGGCACCTACGATGCGCGTTCCCCGCGCACCCCGAGTTTCGCGCCAGAAAGGCTCAAGTGACCATGTTAAGGCCATTTGCTCCATCACTGACCCTTTCTGTCCTGCCTCGAAAGGCAAGAAATGGCCCGATGGCACTATGGGTAACACTCTTACTGAGCAGTTTCGTGGTAATAACACGATTGGCACTAATGCAGCCGGCTATGCCCTTAGTGCTTTTGCACCTGGTGCCCCCTTCGGTTTCATCTTTAGTTCCACGGCTGGTTCTGGGCCCCTGACTATGGGTGCCACTTTCAACCAGTACGGGGGCTCTTCAATGCTTGGCACCTATGGCTACGAGGTGCGCATTGTCTCGTTTGGCCTCGTGGTTCGTGCGATCGCCTCTGCTACCACTGCAGCAGGGCTGGTCACTTTTGGCACGTCTGCCACCCCTCCTCTGGTCTCCACAGCCTACTCACTCGGCACCGAGTTGTACACTGAGTCAATGTGCAAGGCCTTGACCCCCGGTATGGAGATGTCCTGGATATCTCAACCTCTCGGTCCTGACTCTCGCGAGTTCAAGGCAAAGTCTACCGCGTCAGTTGTGACCAACCTCGATTGGACCTCTCTTTTCATTGAGGTCTCAGGTGGTGCCGCGAGTGCAAATGTCTTGAATGTTGAGTGGTACCTTAACGTTGAGTTCACGGTGGGAGCCGCCTCGGGCCTCGCCTCCGTTGCGTCTGTCAACCCTCCTAAATCGGGCATTGCTGAGAGCTCGGTTGCGCAGGTCCACTCCTCCCTGGGATCGTTTATCGAAGGCGGCGTCGCCTCGGTTGAGCAGGCAATCTTCAAAAGCGCTAGCTCAGCGCTTGACAAGGTTATCAAAGACCCTATGGGTTCGTTATCCGCCTTAATGGCGTTGTTGTGATTTTTGTGAGGTGTGCGCGACGGCCGTTTATTTGTGTCTCAGAACTTTAGTG